TCCGGGCATGCCGCTCATACGGGCGCAGAACGACTTACGCCGCGCTGCGTCTTTCTTCGTCTTCGGGTTCGGTGCCGGAGGCTTGAGTCCCGGTTTACCGGGATTCGCGCGGTTATAGCTGGCGCGGCCTTTTGCGTTTAGGCCCCCCGTTTTTGCCTTTCCCTCACTACGCTGCCACGCGGGCGTCTTGTATGCCATTGGCTCTCTCCGAAATTGCGCTGCACAGCAGCAGGAACATGTCAGGTGTAAGATCAGACTTTGCGACGTTGACAGCGCGACACACCAGCTGGACGTTGCCCAACTCATAGCCTCTAGACGGGTTTATGCGGTCAATGCTGCAGTTAGTCGGGATAGTGCCAGAGCCCAACTTGGCCGTCAACTGCCAGCCGGACAATGCACAGCAGCCGTGCTGCCGCTCCCAGAGTGCAACAAGCTCGTCTAGACTAATACAGCCCCCACCGCGCCGCACGGCCTTAGCGCGAAGATATGTCAAGTAAGATCGCACCGTTTGCGTCCGCTTGAACGCTGACCTTTGCAGGGCGTCGGGCCCCCAAGTCCTCTTATGGTACGAGGCCATTTTCGTCTTGACGCAAGACTTGCACCAAGAGTTGTACTTGGGGGAACCATCCACCCGCTTACCCGTAGTGTAGAAAGAGGTCAAAGGGAGGCATTCCCCGCACTTGGTGCAGTCTTTGCCTTCTTTGCGAGCCCACGCAGGTGTCTTAGCCATTTGACACCAGAAGCAAAATAAACATGGCAGATGCCTCGTTGTTGTTTGAGCTTCCCCGTGCCGCCGCTTCAATGGTCGTCTTCTCAGGGATGCGAATCGGATACTCAAAGCTGTAGTCCGCAACGCCGTTGTTGACTGTGGTAATTGCTGCGGCGCGGCGGATACCGTCGGCCCCCACAGTAAGAAGCCGCCCAACAACCTGCGCCGAACCGCCCGGTTGTCCCGCAGAGAATAGTCCCTGCGCCAAATATGCGGTATATCCTGCGGGTACGGTGTAGCTTCCGGTGATGCGCTGGTTGTAGTCGAACTTAATCAGGTCATATACAGTAGCGGGAACGCCAGCCGTCACCACCCCATCGCCAAAGTAGATGTCTCCAGCAGCTGAAAGCCCCGAGCCTGCGGTGGCAACGTAGGCGTTGTTGATGTGGAGGAACGACTGCGTCGTCAGCACAGCTGTCTGGCCGTTCAGGGTGACGATCTCTTCAATCTCGTTGTGGTTGGCATCAAGGCCCGCCACATAGACGGTTCTCGCCCCCGTTCCTGCTGCAGTGTCATCGGCACTCGAAGAGCTGACCTTCATCTGGAGCGCCGCCGCAGGCAACGGGATGATCCCAGTGTGCGGCCATACGGTAACACGTGTCTGGTCAACGTCTGGGTTATACCCAAACACAGTGACGCTCCGGTGCCCCGTGATTTGTCCACGGGATACCTGCAGTTCAAATGGCTCGGTAAGCCCGAACCGAGAGATGGATGATAGCTCCCGAGCCATTCGGTTCTCCTTACGACCAGAACAGGGTCTGTGCGGTGACGTTGGTAGCTGTCGCCACAAACGGATCGGACTCGAACAGAGTGCCCGTCCCCGGAAGCATGATGTCATACGTACCAGCAGCACCAAAATCTAAGTCGATCTTAGTAACCCCGCCGTTTCCGCTCGTAAGCGTGATACGGCCAGCGCCGCTTAGCGTAGCCACGATCATACGGATTCGTGCGCGCCCGATGTTGAGCGCGCCCGTTGTAGTTACCCGCTTACTGCTAATATCATAGTTGTCGGACATACCGTCCTCCTATTAGCTGAGGGCTGCACCAACAGCAGTTACCCAAGCAGAGCCCGTCGAGATGACGAGGCAGTACTCGTTGTTACCGGCACCGTTATCGTTGATGAGACGGACCTGACCTGCATTGCCCGCGGCGGCGGTGGGCAGCGCGGCAGTTGCAACAGCGGTTAGTTTAATGAAGCTGGTGATTGTTACATCACCCACGAAGCCATTTTCGGAAGTTACTGGCCCGGAAAAGGTAGTAGAAGCCATGGTATTACCCCTTGCACAAGGTTTAGCCACGCTGTCTGTGCAACGTCAGGTTGGGCTTCCTGTCTGCGTGGCTGATGTTGCCCTAAATAATCATAGCATAAGGTTATCAGTTGTTCCACACTCATCTTTAACGCAACAAAAAACCCCACCGAAGCGGGGTTTTTCATTGCTTTCATAGCGTTGCGCTGATTAAGCGCCGCGCGAACCGTAGATTGCCAGAGGATCAGAAACGCCAAACGAGTAGCGCTCACGAGCCTTGTAGCGAACGTTGCCTGTGTCAAAGTCGCCGTCCATCGACTGGCTCAAAGCGACACGCACAAAGTGCTTCATGCCGTTTGGTACGTCGGTGGTCAGGAACCACGCGTCGTTGTCAGTCAGGTAGTGGTTGACACCGTAACCGCCGGGGATCGAACCATTGCTGTTGATAGCGTTGATGTCATTATCAGCGGTACCAACACGCAGTTCTGTCTGCAGCAAACGAGTTGCCACAAACATCAGGCTGGGTGGGACAATCAGCTTACGGGGACGAGCAGCGATCAGCAGACCACGTTCGTCTTTGTAAGCTGCGATGTCGATAACAGCCTGTTCCAGCGAGGTTTCGTTCAAGTCAGCATCGGTGCCCGGGCGGTTGGCGTTGGTGCCACCAGCAACAGTTGGGTGCGCCGAGTTGAACAGGGTTACACCATCGCCCGAGTTGAACGTGGTAAAGCCGGTGTTCAGCAGCGAAGCAGCCTTAACTTGCTTGGTGTACGCCATAGCGCGAGCCAGCGCCTTGGTGTAGCGAGCCGACAACGAGTCGTACAGGTTGTCTTCCATAGCTTCTTCGGTGATCGAGAAGCCCATGGCCACCGTCTCGTGCGTATAGCGCGCGGTGAACGATTCCTGTGCGTTGTCGTACGAGATGGCAGAGCCTTCAGGTTTAACTGGGGCTGCACCAAAGCCGCTCAACTTGACTTCTTCTTCGAACGAACGCTCGGAGTTTTCAGTCTCATAGATGTCGGTGTGCTCGTTTTCGTATTTGGCGTACTCAAGACCAAACAGGGCGTTCAAACCCGGTAGCAGTTCTTTGAGAGCCTGTGCGCGTGAAATAGCCATATGTTAGCCCTCCTTATACGCCCACAGCAGCGGTAAGCTGCGTGTAGTTGAGTTTCACGACCAGCAGAGGGTACGTAGTACCAACTTCGTCACCGCGGGGCCCACCGACGTAGTCGATGATTCGCAATGGCAGGTTGGCGTCGGTACCAATAGTGGACGCATCGAGCGCAACGCGCGAAGCCTTGAACGTGGTGTTTACCGCGCCCTGAACAATCGCGGCGTTCTTGCCATAGATGTCCAGCGTGTTGGTAATCGCCTCGTCAGCCATCACAACGTACAGAGCCTGTGGATCGTCAACGACGAAAGCCAGAGCGTCCGATGCAACGGTGCCCGTGGGCCACATGTTGCTGAACGTAATCTGACCGGTCGATGGGTCAGTGTAGGAGCAACCTACGAACACGCCAAGCATGGCGATGTCTGCGCTGGTGTCACCTGTGGCGGTCTGCTTGGTGATGGTGGTCGAAGTGCCGTTATCCGTCAGCATGACAATGTCACCTGCCGCGATGTTGGCTGCATAGCCCGACGCGATGGGGTACTGGCGGAAAACTTCCAGCGAACCATTGTCGAGACGACCAGTCACACGCAGACCGAAGGGGGCGTTTACGGTACCCATTGGGTATCTCCTTCATCTACAATTTCGTTGCCGGTAAGGTCACTTACCGAATGAGGTCTTACTTGAACGCTCAGGCCGAAGCATGGGCATCCGTGAGTCGGATTCTCGCATAAGGTTCCGGTCAACTGACTCGATCTGATTTTGCGTGATCTCAAGTTGCCCTTCGACACGCGCCTCGACGTCTTCAGTTGCTGCGGCACACAGCAAAAGTCCACCCACTTCGATGTTGCCTGCGAAACGCGAGTCAACATCAGACATAATTTGCAGCTCGGGATAGTCAGCGGCCTTGACCGGAGTATAGCCCTCGCGGAACCTTGCAGAGACATTAGTCATGTCTGCGTTACCCAGAGTAGAGGTGCGAACCCAGCGGAAACTAATTCCGGGACGTGGGTCGGGGGTAGGCAGCATGGACTGTCGCTTCCACTGTTTTTTGCGGGAGCCCGATGCTTCGCGGGTCTCGAGAGTTCGTGGGGTCCGGTCAGCCATTTTGCATATCCTTTAGCTTCTGCGCCGCATATTTCTCAATCGGTACACCAAGGCGCTTGGCGAGAGCGACCTCGGTTGAGGTTAGCACGACCTTGCGTGGTGCTTTTGTGCTGCGTGCAGCGGGGGCGACCACGGGGCCAGTTTGACGTCGGGGTGCTTTTTCCTCAGTGGTCCCGTCGTCAAACTTATCTGGAAACGTGCGGCGAACCGCGTCGTTAATCTTAGAGTAATACAAATCGCTCGTCGGATCAACTCCCTGTGCTACTAGGTCCTCATGCACACCCATAGCGTATCCTGTCATGGCCTTATCGGTCATAAACCAAGGATTTTCAGAGGCCCAGCGCATAGCGCGATCATCTGGTTTTGGGATTTTGGGGGCAGCTTGTGCTTTTGGCGCCGCTTCGGCCTGCGTCACTGGGCGGGGTTTATAGTTGGCAACCCGCTCAGCCTGATTCTGTAGCTGGATCAGCTTTTCCTGCGCAGCTAGGACTGCATCGGCGTCACCGCTTTCATATGCGGTCTTGTAAGCGATGCGTGCTGCGGCAAGTTCGCTCTCCACTCGGGCCTTAGTCTGCCCTACAAAGGCTGTCTCACCTTCGGCGTAAGCCTTTCGAAGCTCCTCATTCTCCTTACGGATTTTTTCCGCGTAGGCGATGGCTTCTTCCCGGAGGCGTACAGCCTCTTCCTTGGCCCGGCGCTCGTTATGCTGTTCAAACTTCAGCTTGCTAATACGCTTTTTGACGCTTTCGGAGTACCCTTCTAGGTCGTCGTCGTCCGCACCGTCTTGGGCCTCAGTTTTATCGGGCGCCTTCGGCTTACCGCGGTCTTTCTCCGGAGTATCATCTTGGATTTCGATCTGCAGATCACCGTTGTCATCCAAGTCTACTTCGATGTCTTGCTGTTGCTCGCTCATGCTCGGCTATACCCCCGTGGGTCTTCGACAACGGCTTCAACCGTGTCATCATTGATAAGACGAAATTCCCTGCCCAGTACCTTGAACCGCGTACCGGAGTAGGAACGAAAAATCACGAAATCACCCTCGTTACACCAAGGGCCACCCGGAAATTTGTTGGTGTCGGCGTAAGCCTCTGGGCCAGCTTTGACAACAAAACCAATGATGGACGCTGTCTCCTCAGCTTTCTTGAGCTGATCTGGCATAAAGACGCCACCCTCTGTCTTTTCACTGACTTCTGGAATGGCGATAAGGAGTCGATACCCTGTCGGCTCAGGCAGCCGTGCTTTTAGGTTTTCGTCCTCAATCTTGTTTGCTGTATACATATTATCTCCTGCAGTGATTCAGGCTCACAGTGCCTTGCGCGGACTATCCACGTGAATAAGATGATTATCTTATATGGTATCAGTTTGCAATAAACCTTTCCTGTAGTGACTTTATGTCAGCCTCTATTCGCAAAAGTGACGAATACTCACCGACTAGCATGCAGTATGCCTCAAATGAGGTAGCCCCACCGGACGCTAGGTGCTCCTTTATATCTTCTTTCTTCTCGGTAATGTCCTTCAGCAGAAGGACAAATACTGTATCTTCCATCAAGTATCTCCCCTATTAAGCTTGCGATCCTGTAGGATACGCGAAGCCTCGATGGCCAGCCGGGCACCGTCCACTTGTGCTTTGGTGTTTGCCGACACGGCGTCTGTTGCAAGCTTGGCCATGGTATTTGCGGCCGAGCGGTCGTTCTCGCTCTCAACACGCTCCTGCTGGATATACAGGTTCCCGGCGCTGGTGGCCGCGGAAATCTCCAGCTTCTTAGTGTCGATGTTGATCTTGTGCTCGAGCTCTTTTTCCTTCAGCTCGATCTCCTTCATCTGGATGATAGTCAGCGGGTCCTGTGCCTGCTGTTCAGCTTGCTGCTGTGCGGCTTCCGCTTGGTTCTTGTTGAACAGCTTAGCTGCGGCTTGCGCAACAAGCTTGGACAGTTGAACCTCAACATCCTCTGGGAGTGGCTCACCCTCTGGCGGCAGCGGTACACCGAGCTGCATCTCAATATCCTTGCGGTACTGATACGCGAGGTGCTCAGTGATATGTGCCATGGCAGCCGCCTGAATTGCCCCAGCAAACGGGGATTGCCCAACCATCTGAGCAATCTTGGGGTCTTGCATAGCGGCCATATGCGTAGCGATGTGCGCTTCGTGGTCTTGGTACAGGAACGCCTTGACTGGTGTTTGCTGCAGGATCGCCATGTTTTCCGCGACAGGATCGGCAGGTTTAATATCCCCGGGCAGCTTGATGATGTCGGAGGCATCTTGGATACCAAGAACACCCAACATCTGCTGGTGCAGCTTACCCATGTCATATAGCTGTGGCGCGTTCTGGGCCAACTGAAGTGCAGCCTGATACTGCATAATACGCTGAGCCATTGTAGCTGCATTTGGATCAGAGACGGGTATTACGTCTACGCGACCATCAAAGTCATCTACGCGGCTAAAGTTGCCCTCTACTTCATAGGCATACTCTGGGGACATGTAGTCATGTACAATCCGCGACAAGATACGCAGTTCCTGCTTCATGGCTGCATGTAGGCGTGCCTGTACGCCGGACATAACCTTTAGGCTGCGCTCAAGCAGAGCCAGCGTTGTTCCGACAGGCGCGTTTGCACTCATGTCGCCCACTTGGATATCAGCCACGGAACCGATGCGACGGCCTTCCTCGACTACATTGCCAAGCAGCGTATACAAAACGGCCGATGGTTCTTTGTACGGCATTGGGAACAAGCTATCCCGCAGCGTACCCCCAGTTACGTCGGCATCGCGCCATTCGCCGGGCATAAGTGGCGTGTTATCGCCCTTGATGCGCAAGCTGCGAGACTTCAAGCCGGCTGGCAGGTTAGACAGTGTGCCCGCGTCGATAAGCTGGCGCATGATAGATGTGGCCGACTTTGCGAGACCACCAATTAGGTGAATCAACCCGGTGCCGTAGAACCCCATACCCGGTAGATATGGATAGTGAATGAAGTGCATAAGCTTGCGCTTCTTCGGATCATCCTCTTTCCAGTTCCGACGGATTGCCAGAATCGTCTTGGAGGTTTTGTCCACAGTAATCACGTATGGGCGTGCTACACCATTTTCGTCATCGAACGGTTCTGGCAGATCAATGTCCACGTGCATCTCGAGCAGCGTGCGGCGAGAGTCGTCATCATACGGTACGTCCTCACCGGCCAGCTCGTTGTACTTCTCTTCGATGTCCGTCAGGTCTTTTTCGGGCTCTGGCAGATCAACGTCGCGGTAGAATCCAACAACTTGGAGCTCACGTACCTCGTTGTCTGTTTTCTTCATCACATGGGTAAACCGCGGGCATACGCGCAGGTTGGAGGCCCCGTATGATACGACAAAGTCTTCCGCGGGAACGAAGATAGACGTCGGCCGCTCGAAGATGGGATCGTAGTATGTTTTCTTAAACGCAGAACCAGCCAGCGGCAGGCGGAACAGCATCTGCTCCAGCTCATCCCGATATTCTGGCATTTCCTCTGTGATGAGATAGTTCATCTCATCCTGAACTCGCTGCGCTTGCGCTGCCTTCTCAGGGGTAAGCTTACCCATGATCTTCGTGCGTACGGGCCCCGATGCAGGCATCAGCTCGCTCATTGCCTGTGCTTGGAATCGAACAACTGCTTCGGTCAGCATTGGGTGGTATACACCTGATGCACCGGCCCAAGGCTGCGTGCGGTCTTCGATCTTCATACCAAGCAGGTCTAGACCCTTAATGTATGCGGAAGCCCAGTCTTTGCGGCTTTCTCGATCTGACAAAAACGAGTCGATAAGATCGCTGGCGATGCTCTCAAGATCACCGTCGTCCATGTGTTCTGCTAGGTTTGCGTCATGTTCGACGGGAGCTTCTTCACCGTCGTCATCCTCACCGTCACCAAAGTCTACGGTGACATCACCACTCTCAACATCAATTTCGATTGTTGGGTCTTCATCCGTGGCTATGAGCAGTTCAACATCAGGCGAATCCTGCGGACCCATATCAAACGGAGTCATTACTTTTTCAATGGCCATAGCCTATCCCCCACGAGGTTTGGGTAAGTATAACACCAAATCGCCGTAATAACAGGGGGTAGTTGCAGACGGTGCAGGGAGGGACACCGTCTGCGTTCACAGGAGA